GGCGTCAAGGGGTTAACACGGGGCGCCCTTAAGAGCGCGGTAAAAAAAAACCCGCCAAACCTTTTTACGGCTTGGCGGTTTCTTTCGGGTTACTTGGCTTTAGGCTTTGCCGCTTTCTTGGCAGCGGGTTTCTTGGCTGCCTTGGCCTTTACCGGAGCTTTGGGCTGCGATACGCGCTTGCCTTTCGGGGCGGCTACCGGGGCTTTTGCCTGTACAGGCTTGCGGGTACGCTTGGTGCATTTCAGGAGCAGGTTGAAGAATACATCGCGGTATTTGTCTTCAACGACCAGCTCGTATCCCTTAGGCAAGCGGCTGTTCAGCTTGGCCAGCGTGCCGTTAATGTCGGTGGTATAGACCCCATGCAATACGCAGCGCATGCCGTTACCGGATGGGTTGGCCAAGGATTTCTGATTGTAGATTTTGCTGCAATACACGTCAAAAGCATTCAGCGCATCGCGGCAAATACGGGTTTCATAGTGGGTAGATTGTGATTTACGTTGAGTCATGGTTAAATTCCCTTTCGGGGGTTGTTGGAAAACTTTACTGTGATTATTATACATCATCGTCGAGCTTGAAGTAATCAAGCGGGTCAAGCCTGCCACGAAGGCCAAGGCCGGGCTTGGCTGTGGTTCGAACTTCAAAGTGGAGATGGCTGCCCTTGGCCTTGTTAATCATGCCTTTTGCATTGCCTGTGCTACCAGTTAATGCAATACGGTCGCCTGCTTTTACCTGCTGGCCAACTTGGCACTTGATACTGGATAAGTGGGCATAGAAGGCATACAAGCCGTCTTTAATTTTCAGGGTTACTGTCCAGCCATACCCGTCATTGCCACGGGCTACATCGGCGATTACTCCGTCATCCACGGCATAAACGCGATAGCCATTGTCGACAGCTAAGTCTACGCCTTGATGCGGTCTAGGGCTGCCGTCTTTGTTGGTTCGAACCATCCCAAACATAGCAGACTTCTTACTGCGCAGGCCTGCTGTGCGTAATACGTTTTCATGCAGGGGTTTGTGTTTGAACTGGTAATCAGACATGATAATTCCTTTACGGGTTATACAGATAACCCTATTTACAGCAAATTGGCAAAACGTGCTGCAGTTCCGCCTGTCTTGAATGACCCCGCATCGGCTTCAATCCGTTTGGTCTCGGCGTTTTTCAGTTTGGATAATGCGGGGTTTTCGACATCGTAGTATTGCTGGCGGGCTTGGTTGACGCCAACCACGAAGCGCAGTAACTCGGATTTGTCGCCATAGCGGGACTTGATTTGCTTGCACATCACCTGATTCATTTCATCCAGTTCGTCGGTGCGGGTTAGGGCGACCATATAGTCAGCAGTTGCTGGCACACCCATAGAGTCCGCTACATCTTCCATCGAATTGTCTGAACTCTTCATGCCCTGCCTGTTAAACTGCACACCAGTCCAAACTGCTATATCATGCGTCATCCCGATATTGCGCAGCTCTTGGGCAATGTACTTTTGATACTCATAGCTGTTGGATTTACCGTGGCTGATTAAAGCGCTGGCGCAAATGCCTAGGTAATCGACAAACATTACGTCAATATCAATATTCCGCTTGGCCTTCAATTCGCGGATGATGTGGCGGAAATGCCCTGAATGGCCTATACCCGCTTCATACTGTTTCAAGATTAGCTTACCGTAGCCTTTTTGCTTGATGTAATCAATCTGATTGAGAAACTCGGTTTTGCCAATCTTGGGCAATCTATCCATGGGCACGTTAAGCAGGTTGGCGTCAATACGACGGCTGATTTCTTCCTCGGCCATCTCGAGCGTGATATACAGTACATTGTATCCAGCCTTGACATAGCCTGCAGCTAGGTTGCACATGAAGCCCGTTTTACCCGCGTTTACCCCTGCAGCCACGATATTCAGGGTTTTTCTTGGTACACCACCGCCTGTAATCCTGTTAAAGACATCCAACTGAAACGGTATCCTTGCAATCGGGTTTGTATAGTATTCATAGCGGGCAGCCGCGTCTTCCAGCCAATCATGGCCGATTGATACGTCAAACGTGATATTAACCGCATCCCTAAGCATATCGGGGATGATTTCAGGCTTCAGCTTCTTTTCATCGCCGTTATAGATGGCGATAGATGTCATGATGGCATTATAGGCAGCCTTTTCCCGACAAAACTTCTCGGCATGGTCTTTCAGCCATTCTGCCGTGGGCAAATCCATCTTGTACAAATCGGCCACATAGCCTTCGAGTTCAGCCTTCTTTTCAGGCGGTATCTCGCCCTTGGTTACTTCGTACAGCAAAGCCGCTTCGGATGGCAGGGCATCATAAGTCGCTATGTAGGCGTTGATGGCTTCATAGACTGTATTGTCGGCAACTTCGGTAAAGTAGTCGGGCTTAAGAAACGGAGCGGCTAATGTGGTAAAGGATTTATCACGGCATAGAGCCGCTAGGATAATCTGTTCTTGGGAGATAGACATGTTGCTAACTCCCGATATTACATCAAAGTCGACAATATCGGGTTACGGGCTAGGGCAGCTTCTTCAGAGCGTTTAATCCTATCCACCATATCGTTAAACACATCTATCGGGTCTTCAAGGCTGGTATCCGGCAATACCTCGTTTCCTTCTTCATCGTAAATCGGCGTCAGCAAATTCACATCGCTTTCGGTTTTCAGGGATAGCAGATTGTAGGTCAGCCACTTGGTCAGGCGTTTGCGCCGGGTATAGACAATGATGTTGGATAGCAGGGGATAGTCGCTGTTGACATCGGCATGCTGGAATAATTCGTTTTGCAGGGGCAGCACATCGGAGTTATGAATAACCTTGGCATCATCGGCCAGCAATGATTTAATCCAAGCGGCAATATCGGCCAATGATTTGTCTTGGCCTGCAAAGTAAAACGTGCCATCTTTACCATGGGCAGCCATTGCAAAGCGGAAAACAGGTTCGCCTTGGCTTTGCCCCTGTGTTAATACCAGCGTGGCACGGGACGGTTTCTCTCTCAATTCAATCTGCATCATCTTCTTGTTCCTTTCTTTCGGCTTCCTGTATCAAACGGTCTCTTCTGGTCAGGATGCCTTCAAAATCTGTGGTATGAACTAACTGCTTATCGGCTGCAAAGCTGTATTCAAGCATGGCAGCCAAGGCTTTCAGGGTTTCTACCGCATCGGGGTTGGTTTCTTTCAGGGCATGGCTGGCATAGATGTGGTCTTTGCATCGCGCCGTGGCGTTAAGGCTGGCAAACTTGAACAGGGTTTCCCATTCTTCGGATGTGCCATCTAATACGTCTCTAATCGCCGCGCTGTTATGCACTAGCTCAATGCGTATCCCATCGGGGATATATAACAGGATTTGATGCAGGGCATGCAAGGCATAGTCGCTGCGTGTCAAATAACTGTCCCAGCCTGTAATATACTCGGCTTCTTCGCCGTGGTATTGAACGCGAATACAATACCCGCCTATATCCTTGGCCAGCGATTTGCAGAATATCATCACGCTTAAAGGATAGATGGTTTGCTCAATCACTTCACCCCTGCTGTTTAATACTTGGCCGGGCTGCAGCGTAATGAACCCCAAGCGGTCGTGCCAAGATAACCTATTTTTCTTCGCTTGCTGCTTTGCTGTAGTCAATTTCAAAATCCCCTTGGAAAGTGGCTTTATAGGATAGGGTGTAATGGGCTTTCAGCTCATCGGCCAAACCCCATGTAAATAAGCGCAGGTAAACTTCGCCGTTGTCGATAAGGTCTTTAGCCCGGTATTTGTCAGGCAGGATTTCGCCCGTCTTCTTGTTGCAAAGCTGATACCAGCCGCGTGTTTCAGAAACAATCCAACCGAACTCTTGGGCAAGTTCGAACATTCCGCTCCACTTACTGATACCGTTTTCAAAGGATACCATAAGCGGGATAGACTCACCTTCTCGGACATAGCGGGATTTGTTGGCGGTAATACGGAAGCGGTAGCCTAAGAGTTCATCGCCGTCTTTATCCTTGGCCTTGCTAATGTACAGAATTTGTTGACTTGAATATCTTGCGCCGGTGTTGTGGGATTTTACCCCATTTTCCAGCGTATAACTGTTATCGTCTGCGACCGTAATATCAAAAACAGGCCGACAGCCCAGTTTCGTAATTTTCTTGATTTTCATCATAACGCTCCTTAAAAGCTTTCCAAGATTGATTGTTTAATGGGTTGAAATGGAAATATCCAACTCGCCAGCGAAGTTGTTTAACAAAAGTTTCATCAAAACGGTCAATGTCTATATGAGAACGCAGCATCGCAAAAATCATGCGGGTTTGCCTATTGACTGTTGTAGGTTGTTGATAGGTTTGCCAAATAAAATCTAATTTTGAAAGTATGTACAAGCGCGACGGTTTGGTTTCTTTTTCCCATGGCTTCCAGTTATCAAACCTTTTACAGATAGGGGATTTCACACAGTTATCTTCATGATACCGAATATACGCTGATTTTGTCTCGGCGGTTTCCCCGCATACCGAACAAGTAAAAGATAACGGATTTAGTGTTCGGTTATACATTTCCTTAGTCATCCAAATCCGCCGATTAACCAAGTGTCTAAAATCTTCATGGGTTACGCGCTCGGATTTGTGTGTGATGATATTATACGCCGTCCGATAAAATTTGCATGTTTGATACGAACGTTTCAAGCCCCGTGCAATCACATCTGGTTGCCAGCCTATACGCTTACCTTCGTCACGTAGTTTTTGCATCCTTGCTAAAAATTGACGGGTTAATTCTTTCCCACGTTCGGTTTGAGCGAACCATTTATTGTATGCTGAAAATTTGGCCTTTGCTTCTTCAGTATGATGCTTTCCATAAAACCCTCCTTTTTCGCCTTTACAATCAATTAACCGTCCTTGAACCCATCCTTCTTCAAGATACTTTGGCAAATCGTTTTGTTCAACCGTTTTGTGTTTTATACCATCGTTAATCCATACACGGCCTTTTGAAACCCCGACATAACCCCCTTCTTCAAAATCTTTCTTCGACACACGCAATGATTTGCCGTCTGTAGTTTTTACAGTTACAAAATCGGGATTGCAGAAATTTCCGCCAGTGGCGGGCATCATGTTTGCATAACTATCATCTTCCAGCGCATTGTAATGTAGCTGCTGTTCAAGTTCGATAGGTATTAAATCGTTTAAATCTTCGACTTCACACAAAATTTCAACAAGATAATCTTGCGATTTCATTAAAATTTTTGACAGCTTCCCGCTTGTATAGTAAACCTTCCCATCGCGGTCTATCATGTTCTTGCCGTCGAAATTACAATAACTTTTCGAGCCAATGTAATAATACGGATAAACAGAATTTTTGATGTTTTGAAGAAAATGGATGCGGTAAACAACATGTTTTAAATTCATTATCATGCTCCTGTGGTTTATATATAGGATATATTTACAAGAGCATGATAGGCTTCTATCAAAGTATTGTTTGCCCTTCTGATAGATTAGTTATGGGTTGCCACCCGTTTTCAGTCAAAAATTTGTGGCGGTAACTACAAACAACCTTGCTGCCATCTTCAAATTCTACTTCGTAGCATTCGGGATTACCTTCATCCAAGGTTTCAGGTGTCCATGTATGTGTAACGGGTTTCCAAGTATTATTGTGGGTCAATACTTCATCACCAACTAATACTTCTTTCATCGGTACAAGCCCGCGTCGGGTAACAATATTAGTGTCTCCATCAACACACCCACCTTTCATCTCTGTTTTGCTGTACATTTCCAGCGTTTGATAAACCGCATTCACAACAACAATCGGGATATTCAACACAACAGATTTGGCATTCATGATTCTAAACAGACTGCCCATATCCTTAGCACGGGTCATATCTGCCACATTCTTGCCGTCTTCAGCATCGGATACTTCCTTCAGGCTTGGTAGCATCCCGATACTGTCGATAAAGATAATCACGTGGTCGCCACGGTTGATGTTAATCAGATGGTTTGTAATCTCGGTTCTTAACTGGCCAATATCGCTCACGGGCACATGCAGGATACGGTCGGCAGAAACTCCCATGGACTCGAATGTTTGCTGGGTTACACCACCCTCTGAATCGTAGAAGATGCAAACGGCGTCATCATACTTGCGCATATAGGATGCGACCATGAACAAGCCCAAGATGGTTTTGAAGTGGGCTGACGGCGCAGCAATGGTCGTGATGCCTGTGGGCAATCCGCCCAGTACATCGCCTGATAGGATTAGGTTCAATGCCGGGATAGGGGTCGTGGCACAATCTTTGACATTGAATACATCGGATTCGGATAATACATTAACCAGCTTGTTTTTTGTACTGGCCTTTAGCTTGTTGAGTAAATCTGACATGGCTACTCCTTGAGATATAGATGCAAAAATAGGTGGCGCACCGGTTGGGCACGCCACCGTGGTTATTTACGGGCTGCATTATAGCAGATTAAAAGAAATCATCCAAGGCCGACGCTTCGGTTTTCCAGCCTAGCAAATCGGTAAAGGATTTGATGGGTGATAAGAACATTTGTTCGTACTGGCCTTCGTAGTCGATATATTCATGCAAGCCCATCTCCGGCGGTAAATCATCCTTATAGGCAAAATAGTAATAGCCTGTTGGGTTGGGTTCTGTCAGCCGGATAATCTTGACCTTGTCGCCTGATTCTATCGGGGCAATATCAAACAGCTTCTTCTCTTGGCGCAATCGGTTAAATGATACGCTTGCCCTAACATTGAAGGGGGCGCGTGGCTTGGCCACCAATCCATTGCTCCATTCTTCAATCCCGTTGACGCCCTTATTGCGGGCAATATCATTTGGCGGGCGCTTGATGAAATACTCATGGAAGGTTTCAAGGCGTTGTTGAAGCTCGGCTTCCTTATCATCGTCTAGTATCAGCTTCAGGCATTCAATCATTTCCGCCCTTGCGAAATCCGGGAGTTCTGACCGTGCCGTTTCAATGCCCATCATCTTAATGTGGGGTTCGGCATACCTTACGCCTTCATTGTCGTGAACTCGCAGGATATAGTTTTTCTTGGCACGCCATATCCCGACGTCGGCGATTACTTCGCGCTTCATCGACATAGCATTGGTATAAGCGCCTAGGTAGTCAGCCAATTCTTCATAGGATTTCTCGATATGCGGTTCAATCGATTGCGCCGCTATGGCGTCGACAAGGTCAACCAGTTTGGAAAGCGGGTAGTCTTGGCCAGCGGTTAGTTTGTCGACGATATGCCCAAGAGTAAAATAGCGCGAATTGTGCACCAATATCCCATTGGCAAAAAAGTTATGATGGCCTTCAACTTCAATGTCGTAGACATCCAATTCTTGAACGCCAAGGGATTCTATTGTGAAGTCGCCTATTTTTTCTAAGCGCATCCCATTCAGCATAACAGCCTTATCAGATGGCGAAACTTGGGCAGGCGTACAATCAAGCAATCCCCTATCGCGTTCAACAATCAATGAATGGTCTGCTGTAACGATAACAGATTTTCCGTTTACCGTTAATTTAAACATTTCCTTCTTAACCCTATGCTTCATGACATGGGTTATCTGTTTCCGCTGGATTTCTTGGGCATCTCTGTTGACAGACAATGTAGTAGCATCATCAATGCGGCAAATGAAATCATGTGCGTCACGGCCTTTAAATGCGTTATTGGCATAACGATTGAACAAATCTGCAATCATTATTTTTTCGCCATCAACGTCAATAATTGTATCACCGACTACACTATCCGTATCCCCGGCGACCACCCATTCTTCTGCAGGTTTGTCTTTGCCCAGCATCTTGTTCAGTAATTCAACCACCTTGCGCTCAATATAGCGGCTGGCAAGCTGGCCGGAAGTCGTAATACCTTCAGCCATACTGTGGTTATAGTAGCGGAATCCTTCGTTGCCTAGTGCGCCGTAAAGTGAGTTAATGGCAATTTTAACGGCCATTTGGCGAGCATCATAGACAGCGATTTGGCTTATTGCGTGGTTAATCGCTGCATTATCTTTTGTGGGCTGCTGAAGAAGGCGCTCAAGCTCTTTCTGCCACTTCTTCATTTCCTTCTTATAAGCCACGCGCTTATCAAAGAATTTCTGAATAATCTTGGGAAACCAACCCAAGCGGGATTTATCAAACATCGCGCCGTTGGCCGTCATGGCATAACCTAGGCGCTTGGCTTCAAGTAATTCGGGTATGTCGGGCTTGCATGCCACCAGTTCGTCTATCAGGCCTTCCCGCATTTGGCTAGGATGGCGCAATGTTTCGGGGCTGATATTGTACTGCTTGATGACCATGGGGTACAACGAGGTTAAATCGAAGGCCACCACCCAACGGGATTTGCCCACTATCACATCATTTACAAATGCGCCGACAAACGGCTGTTTCTGTTTTTGCCGATTCGGCGGTATCTGTATCCCTGCCCGCTTCAATTCGTTATAAACCACGCAATCCCAGTATTTGACCTCACCAAAGATGTGCGTGGGATTAACATGCCCCTGATAGGCCACGGTATAAACCAAGTACAGGTATTTCAGTTTTTCGTCTAACTCGTTAATCAAAGCCACGTCGCGGATGTTATACCTGACAAACATAGTGGGATTGCCCAAGTAAAACTCTTTCAGGCTGTCAAACCCGCAATAATCCAGTTTGCCTTTGCCCAGCTCGTGCTGCGCCACCGTTTCAAGCTTGTAATCCGGCAGGGTATCGTAATTGAACTTCTTGTATAGGTCGTGGTAGTCGAGAAGGTCTAAGCCTGCAATTTCATAAATGCTGCCTTCGGGCTTGCCTTCAAATCGTGATACATCCCTAAAGGGGCTGCCATAGACATGCTTGTAGATGGGTGATAGCTTGTAAATGTCGTCTGGTACTATCTTCAAGCCGCGATTGATTAAAAAAGTGAAGTCAAACCTTGAGGAGTTCCAGCCAGTCGCAGCATCCGGGCTTAGATATTGCCATAAGTTTAAGAATTTCTTAAACAATTCAACTTCATCCCTGCAGACGATTACTTCGCTGTAATCATCTTTCATGGTATCCAGTTCGGGGCGGTAGTCTAATGTGGTAAACGTAATGCTGTTTGGGCTGCCTATCATGCGAACTGTGATGGAGTTTACCTGCTGCATCGCTTCTTGGGGCTTGGGAAAGCCTTTGCCAATTTCCGTCTCAATATCGATATTGGCAATCCTGATATATTGCATATCAAAGGCAATCTCTTCTTCAGGGTAAGTATCGGCAATGAACTGGATATAGGCATCCTGCATGCCGTAGATGTCGAATAGGTCGTTATACTCTTTGACGTATTCGCGCATCTCGCGGTTGCTGTCAAATACCTTGCGCTTCAGGGGGTCGCCATATAAAGAAAAACTATCGGGTTCGTCAGTCCCCTTAGCTTTGATAAATAAATTGAATTGATGGGGCACGACTTCGATTTGCCTGTTTCCGTGCTTGTCGACAAATCGGTGCACTACCTTGTTTTTTTGGATACTCACATTCGTATAGAATGGACTGCTCATGGATAAATACCTTTCGCAAATGTCGGATTTGATACAGGGCTTTGGTGTCGGCTTTGCCGTGGCCACTACCGTGTATCTGCTTATTGTATTTTACCGCGCCGCTGCTGGCAAGGATATGTCGGATTTGATTACATCGGATGCAGCGGGCAATAAGGTATCGCATACCAAGTTTTGGTCTAACGTAGCCTATACGGTAACGACCATATCCCTGCTTAAGATTAATTTTGACCCGGAGCGCACGCATGTGTTGCCTGAACTTTGGCTGATTTACTTGGGCACAGTGGCAGGGCATGCTACGGCTGCCAAGTGGATTTCAACTCGGTTGGGCAATAAACAACCGGATTTACCTGAAGATGAAGAAGCAATTGAAGAAGAATCCCCTGAAGAAATCCCCGCTGAAGAAGCGGAAGCCGTTGAAGTTCAGCAATTGGCCGATACTGCTTCACAAACGCGAAGCCAGCGCGTTAAACGCCAGAACTAGGCTAGGGTATTACCCTAATGCGTCGTCGCAATCTGTGGCGATTGTGAAGCGACTGTGGCCTATATATGTAAAAACATCCCTACCGCATCGGATAGGGATGTTTCTTTATCGGCGTTTATCGCGGGGCGATAATGGATTGCTGTGGGGCGACAATCTTACTGAACATCTGCCGATATTGTTCGGCCACTTGCGGGATAGGCGTGTACTCCTTGAAACCAAACAGGCAGTCTTTGGCAGATACCGTGATACTGGTTTCTTCAGTCATATCCAACAAAGGCACAAACATAACCTGATTCATGCTGCGATTAACCAATACGGGGTTGGCCAGTTCGACTTCATTGTCAAGATTGCGGTTAATCACTTGGCCAATGATTGCGCCTTGCTGTGTTAGCAATAAGATTACGTCATTCATTTTTGATTCTCCCGTCAGTGATTACAGGGTCTAAACGGCTTTCATAAGGCGTGGTAGTTCCAGCACTACGTCTGCCTTTGGGCTTGTCTTCTTCGGCGCATTCATCTTGTTCTAAGGCCTTTGTGCCTGTGCTGCCGAATCCGCCTTTGCGCCCGCCTTTCGTTGGCTTGGCTTCTTCGCCCTCGGCAATTTCCAAGTCGTTGTTTTCCATCTTCGACAAGAAGGCTTGGCACAGGCGTGTGCCGTGGGGGATGAACTGGCGCTGGCGGGTGGTATTGAACAAGGTAATACCGACTTCTTCGCGGTAATCGGCATCAATCACGCCCACGCAGTTAATCAGGGATAAGCCGTGTTTCAAGGCCAAGCCGCTGCGTGGAACAATCAATACGCCGTATCCGGCAGCAATATTGAACTTCAGGCCTGTAGGGATGCAGGCACGCCCGTTAGGTTCTAACCAAAAGCCCAGTTCGCCAGTTTCAGGCAATACCTTAGTTTCCACGATAGTCTTGTGGTTATCGTCAAACCATACGGGCACATAATCCCCGCTGTTGATACAGGCCGACAGGTCAAAGGCGAAGCTGTCTTGAGTAGCCTTCTTGGGCGCAATGGCATTCGGTTTGCATTTGGTGATAGTCCAAAGATGATTCATGATAATCCTCCATCATAATTAAATTTACGAAAATCGTGATACTTAACCACGTTTACTTTATGGCTGTCGCGGAACTGCGGTGTGCCATATACGGTTGCCAATCCCCATCTATGGAGCAGATGAACAATATTTTCCAAATACTGCTTGTCATCTTCATCCAGTTCGGGGATAGGCTGATTGCCCCGTTTCAAGGCTCTGAACTGCTTGGCATGGCATAGATACTGGCGCTTGCCGACTATGTAGCAGTAACACATTCTATGCAGGGTATAGCCTTCCCCCTTGACAAACTTCATTAGGCCGATACGGCGCAGGGTTTCCCTAAGCGTAATCAGCTCGCGCTTGCTCAAGGGTTCGATTTCCCATAGTACAACATCTGTCATCGTCCAAACCCTCCTTGAAAGGCGTAATCACGCAAAGCTGGCAATCTATCCTGCAGCACGGGCAATACTTCCAAAGCCCGCTCGGTATTGTAGCCGTAAACCTGCTTAATCAGCTTAATATCGTCATCTACCACAGGGCGCTTGTGCCATTTGCCGTAACGGCGTGGGTTCTTTGGCAGCAAGTGATAGTAGAAGCGATACGTCGCATCCTTGGGCAAGTGATAGCCGAACTTGTTGGCTTCATTGGCTGCAAATACCGTATCCTTGGTATTGGAGTAAATGGCGTTCAACATGTAATCGCTGCCGGATACTTCTTCAAGCGGTAGGATACCTGCCTGTGCATTGATGTTCTTGGCAATATCAAAAGGCGATAGTGACATAATCTATCTCCTAGATGTATTGCAAGTCTGCCATTAACTCGGTCAGGAAGGCCATCAGGTTGATTTCTTTGTTGACTACCATTGAGTTCTTGTGCTGGTAGTCGTTGAAATGCAAGATGAACTGTGGAATACTGGCAGGCTGAACATACTGGTCGATATGGTTATACAAGGAACGGCCTAACACGTTGATGTCGGTGTCAGGGTTCTCGGCTACCCATTTGCGCATGTCGGAAAACTTCTTGCCTTTGAGCATCTCGTAGATGACGTCAACCATTTCCGAACTGGCCATACCCAATGCGCCGATTTCCAATGTGCCGCTTTGGCTGTAGCGCTGGATATTGTTCAGGGTTTTGCGGAAATCTGGAAAGAAATGCACGGCCACCTTGGTCAGCAATTCAGGGTCGTATTGGATACCTTCCTGCTGCATGATTTGGGTTAGGCGTTTAACCCATGCCATCAGGATAGCGGGTTTTTCTTCTTTGGTTAATGTGAAATCAAACTCGAGCAAGCGGCTATGCAGCGGCTCAATGATTTTGTTCTTAAAATTGGCGGTAAAGATGAAACGGCAGTTTACCGAGAACTCCTCAATGAAGTTTCGCAGGGCTTGTTGGGTAGTTGACGTTAAACCGTCGCTCTCGTCCATAATAACGACTTTTATCCCCCCGTCAAGCGATACGGTAGATGCAAACTCCCTAATGGTAGTGCGCAGGGTGTCAATATTACCGTTTTCAGAACAGTTGATGACAATATAGTCGCATCCCAATTCTTTGCACAAGGCTTTGGCGACGGTGGTTTTACCCACACCACCTGAACCCACTAGCAAAGTATTGATTATTTCGCCTTTTTTAACCATTTCCCGAAACGGCTTCAGGATTCGCTCGGGCAAAATACAATCATCCAAGGTTTGCGGGCGGTATTTTTCCACGAACAAGAATTCGCGGGGATTATGAAGAACGGTAGTCATGATTATTTGCGCTCCAAGCCGACTACATAAGCCAAGCCATCGGTGCGCTCAAAGACTACCAAGTCGCCGTTTTGAATGCGCACCGTATAGGTGTCGGGAATCATCTTCAGCAAATCGATATTGCATTGATATTCGTCTTCGGTTTGGCATTCTACCGGGATGTCGAATTTTACTTCGTTACTGGTCGGCTTGTTGGGTGTGAACAGGCGAACCCCCGTTTTGCTGATACCGATACGCTCCAAGCGCAGGATAGCGGCAGTTTTGCGGATATTGTTTAAATCGTGTTCAGACAGCGTGAAGGCTGCCACGATATTGTTCAAATCCGGCAGGGTATCGCGTTTCGGGATAACGTTGGCGCTCTCAAGGTAGGCTTGGCTGCCGTAATAGTAAGTAACGGTTCGGTTATCCCCGCTAATTTTCACGCAGCGCTCTTCAAACTCGAACTCGGGGTCGTCGAATGAAGATACTACGTTCAAGAACTCCGACATATCAATCACGGCAAAATCTACCGGAAACTCGTCTTCAATCGGGGTCAGGCCGACAATGGTATTGCCGAAGGATTTAACCGCCAAGCGGCTGCCCTTCTTGATAAAGATGCTGTTATTGATGCCGGAAAAGTTCTTCAGGATTTCGAGGGTTTTCTGTGAGATTTTCATAAGGATAAACTCCAAGTACAAGATTAAAAGCCGCTAACAGGGGCTAGGGTGGTAAAGCCCTCTACCCGCTGGAAGCGGATAAAGGAACGGAAACTGTCGGCCAGTTTTTCTGGGGTGTGCGTAATCACAAACACATTCAGCCCGCCCAGTAATTTTAGCAGGTCTGCAAAAGCAGTGACGCCTTCTTGGTCAAGGCTGCTGTCAAATACCTCGTCCATGATTAGCAGATTGCATGACATATTGGATTTCAGCCTTGCCATATCGCGCCAAGCCAGCATAACGGCCATATCGAAGCGCAGTTTTTCGCCTTCAGATAGTTGATTATACTGCATCGGCTCAAAGCCGCGCATCTTAATTTCTTCTTCAAACTGGTTGTTGATGCTGAAGGTGGCAAACAAGCCCAATTTCTGCAGATAAAGGTTAATCGTATTATTGATGGTGGGAATAAACTGTTCGATAATCACGGCCTTGATACCGCTATCCTTGAGCAGCTTGGCTACCATGTTATTGTATTCAACTTCTGCCTGTAGGGCATTCAGTTCTTCGCGCTTAGTGGCGACGGCCTGTTCAAGTTCTTTCAGTTTGGCTTCATCTTTTGTGGTATCTGCCGTGGCGGTTGCCGGGGCGTTAAGCTTGGCAGCAATATCAGCCATATTCTTTAATAGGGATTGGTTGGATTGCTTCAGGCTGCGCAATAGGTCATCCATCCTAGCAGCCTGTTGAATAAGCTCGTCTTTCTCTTTGAGCTCGGCCTGCAGACGGTCATATTCTTTGTATCTCCGCTGCAGGGTATCTTCGTAGTTCTCTGCTTGGGTATCCAGTTCCATCAGGTAGTTTTCTTTAAAGCCCCTGTCGATTTGTTGGCTGCAGGTAGGGCAGGTGTTATTATCGCGGATAAATGCCCGGCGGGCATCAACGTCGGCCTTGCGGATTTGCAGCTTGCCGATTTCTTGACTGCTGGCAGTCTTTTCCTTCTCGGCAGATTCGCGCATGGCCTTGACTGATTCTAAGTTAATCGCTGCCCGCTTGGCGGTTAAATCTTGGATGGCCGCTTTCTGTTCTTCAACCCGTTCAATCAGGCGCTGCATATCGGCCTTATACTCCGCGCTGCGGTCTTGGGCAGCCTTGGCCGCTTCTTCAATGATACGCGCAATCATGGTCTTTGTGGCGGATACTTGGCCTTGCAAGTATTGCAAATCGGCATTGGCGTCATTGGCCAGCTTCAGGGTCTCGGCGCTCTGCGTTTTGTGAAGTGCCGTCATCTTGGCAAATACATCCAGCGATAACACGGATTCTACAAATGCCCGGCGCTTGGGCGCATTTAGGCGCATGAAGGGAACATAGGAAGTTTTACCGATAAGCACTAGCTGCTTGAAGGTATCAAAATCCATGCGCAACAAGTTTGACTCAAGATATGCCTGATAATCCTTGGCACTGGCGTTTTGGTCGACCAGTTTGCCGTCAATCAGGATATTAAACACGTCGGGCTTGATACCGCGCTGAACAATGATAGTAGATTGCCCGATTTCAAACTCGACCTCGACGTGGAGGTCTTTGTTGTTTTTGTTATTGACCAGTTTACCTTTGGTCACATCCCTATAGGGCTTGCCATACAGTACAAAGGCCAGCGCTTCCAAAAATACGGATTTGCCTTGCCCATTAGCGCCAAGGATGGCCGTCGTCGGGCTTTTGGTTAAATCTAACGTGATGGGCATTGCCCCTACTGACAGGATATTGCGGTAGGTCAGTTTTTTAAATGTGATGTGGTTGTTCATGCCTGTGCCCCTTCGTACAGCTTGCCCAAAATAGCCTTGATGCGGGATTTATCCATGCCTTGAACTTCGATACCGTCGATACAAGCCAAGATGGTGTCTTTAGCGCCAATCCCGCCATTACTGTCAAGCTTAACGGCTTCGGATAAATCAGATACCGTTTCAATATTGGATTGAACGGCCACATTGAACTTGTAGCAGGCCTTTTGCAGTTCATCTACCAATACGCGGAACTCTGCGTGGTCAGATACGGCGAAATCCTTAACCTGTAATTCAAGTATCTTGCCTTGATAGGCAGCCGGGTCGAAGGTTGAATGGACTATAGCTTCATACTGCAGGCGGGCATAGGGGTCGTCTGGATTGGCGATATAGGATAGCTCGCCTGTCTCGGTATCCAAGATGGCAAAGCCTTTCTCTGTATTGTAATCAGCCCATGACAGGTAATAGGGATTACCCGTATAAACGATATTGCCCTTGCGGCTTCGTAGGTGGAAGTGGCCTGTCAAGAACATGTTGAAGCGCTTAAAGGTCTCGGCTGTCAGGCCGTAATCGGCTAAGCGCCCACGCTGCATCTCAAAGCCGATAATGTTGGTATGCCCCACAGCAAAGCGGGCATGGGATGTCTTGGCATGATGCAAAGCCTGTTCAAGATTATCGTTGTTAATCCATGGGAAGGCTGCAAACGGCTCGCCTGCAATCATGTAATCATCAAAGCAGTCAAGCAGGGTAACATTGTCGAAAATATCCGGCAGCGGGAACAGGCTGTGATAGCGGTTGGTGTTTTTGTAGTAGATGTCATGGTTGCCAAGCAATATGCGCAGATTTACCCCGCTATCGCGCAGGGGCGCAAAGAAACCGCTGTAAACAGTATCCAGCATCTTGGTGTTCAGGTTTTGGCGGTTATCGAAGACGTCGCCCATATGGATAACGTCGAAGATATGATGTTCTACTAGAGAAGGGAAGAATGTGTCTTGGATGAAATCCATCTGCTTTTGCAGTAGCCATTCGTCGGATTTGGATGCCCCGAAATGGGTGTCGGTAATAATGGCAATCTTGGCCATAATGAAAAAGCTCCTTGTGGAGATGTAAAAAGTAGGGCGATTGTAGCAGGATTTGCGGGGATTGCCTAGCCGTGAAAGGGATATTGGATGGATTCTAGGCAATCATTAACAAATATACTGAAAAATAGGCATTTTAGAAAACTGTTTAAAATTCAACAACTTTATTTGGATTGGCATGAGGTTGGTTGTTGAGGGTCAACCCCATCTTTTCTTGACAATCATTAAGATGTTACATGGCATTTCTGCCAGATTTTGCCTAAATTTTGGGCACAGGAAGGGAAACCGTGTTAGATTTAGGCTAATCATTAATATCTATCTACAAATTCAGGGCAATTCATGATTGCTTTAAAAATCAATACTTTTATTTCTATTAGCATGGGGTTGGTTGTTGAGGGTCAACCCAATAGCCAGCGAGTAACCATTAACATCTTTACTCATCTAGCATCTTCAGTAATTCTTCACGGGGTATCATGAACTCTGTGCCATCAGGGGCACGGCTGAAGTAATCGGTAGTCATATCCCGCATCATCTCTACCTTGCGGGCAGCCCTAGTGTTTTCTTCTTTGATTACTGCATGGAATGCCCATGCGATACATTGGTCAAGAAAGCCAAACGGATTATTGCTTCTCTCGGGGTCATACTTCTTGATGGCCTTTACACAAGATATGATGGCTGCTCCCTGCATTTCATCGAGCCAAGTATAGTCGCGGTAATTAAATTTCTGCCCCATCCCCTTGACCATATCAAGGATGGCTTGGGCAATATAACGGTTGGCTTTCGGTTCAGGCAGGCCTTTCTCTTCGGCTTCCTTAAGTTCGGCCTGATATTTCAGGATTTCTTCATGCAATTTCTGCTTATCGACATAATGCGCCATACGGGCTTCCCTTTCGCGTGTGTTTTCACATAGTATAACATAGTTTTCTGTCAATGCAATTTCTCTGGTCACAGATGGCCACAGATTGCGACGAAGCATTAGGGTAATACCCTAGCCTACCTCTAGGGGTTGAAGGCCTGAATTTCGCGTTTGTGATGCGAAAGTGGATAGAAGCAATCTTTACATTGTCGCATATTGCATTTAAATCAATATTGGCTTATAATGCGAAGCATGGAAACAGAAAGGAAACATCATGTCGCTAATCCAACACATCGCCGATTTCAATGCCCGTTATGAAACGCTTTGCGATATTGCCAAATCCCTTACCCCTGAAGATGAAATGTGGGAAGACTGCCCGTTTTACTGCGCCAGCATTGCCGATTTGCCTGAAAGCGTAGAAGATAAAATGCGAGCCGCTGCATTTGCCCGCTCGCATTTCACTTGCCATTTCGGTCAATTAGTGTTCAACGGTGGTTTGGATAATCCCGCAATGGTTGCCGAAGCCGATAGCAAAGATAATGCGCTGGTTGATTTCGCTTCCGCCGTATTTGAAATTGCCTTGCGCCAGTACATTGCAGAACAGGAATGATTGTAACACATAAAGAAACCCCCTAATCCCGATTGCTCAAGATTAGGGGGTTTGCCTTACCCATCCCAAGGGTGTTTAGTCTTCTACCAAGCGGAAGCATTCTTCCAAGAAGGAGTCGACGCAGGCCTGATAGAGGTGCATATCAGATTCCTTGGTCATATCCAAGCCGAGCAGTTCTACGAAATCCGGCGCGTACTTGCGAACCACATGGAATTGCGCAGTGCGGGCTTGATGGTAGGCAACCTGCTCGTTGGCGTTGTTGGCTTCGAACCAAGCTCGGGCTGCTTGGCGGATGGTTTCAGTTAAGTTCATTTGGATTCATTCTCGCGGTTAAGTTTGGAAATTTCGGCATTGTATTGCTGGATTGCCGAACCGTAGCCTTTCCACTCTGCAAGGTCATCCCGCTGGCGGTCGGCTATTTCTGCCACTCTAGCATATCTTGTCGCGCACTGTTGGAAAAGCTGCCAGCCTCGGGCAGCGGTTTTGCCATCAAGGCGGACGGTGGTTGAGGTGCCGTCGGGATTTTCGAGGGTGTAAATTTGACGCTGGGCGTAGCCGCGCAAGCTGTCAAGCTCAGAGCGCATACGGCCAATACTGCGTTGAGTTTCATGGCGTTCCCTTTCTACTTGTGCCTGCATATTGCGGATGCGGGCATTTGCGTTGGCGTTGATTTGCTGGATATGGCGTTCATGGATTTCCCGCTCGGTTTGCAGCTTGGCCGTTAATTCTTGGGTGGCCACCTGCTTGCCTTCGCGGAATTGGGCTTGGCGGTCAAGATACCATACCGTGTACATCGACATAACGACTAGGAAAATGGCAATCTCTTTGCGCCAAAGTTTAACCGCGCCTAAGATAGTTGTAAACATGGTGTTGTCTCCGTATTGGGATTATTACTATTTAGGCGCGATTGGTATTACGGGCGGAAATCTATTGTTACATCCTCTGTTACCACATAACGGCATACGCGGGCTTTAGCACCGTCATAATCAACAGGGATAGACACAAAGTCTTTCGGGTTGACCTTAACGGCTACCACGCGGTTCGTGCTACGGGCAAAATGCGGGATATAGGATTTTGCGCATACATGCAATCCGGCGCTGCAGGTTTGATGCGGGTCTTCCACTACATCTTCGCGGGGCATGGATACTGTCGTGCCGACACTGTTATCCATCGTGCCGCTATGGCAATCCAAGTAATTGTAGCGAACTACCTTCCAAGCCTGAACATCGCCGTCTGGCAATACTTGGATGTCGTTGTGTGCCATAAATGCCCAAAGATGTTCGCGGGCAAGCTTGGACGGGTTTTCTTTCAGCTTATCCATGAAGGCCAGCAGGGAAGCCAGTTCGTCTTTCATGCCTTCGCGGAAACGGGCAAGCAGGGCAATGGCAATATCATCTTTGACTGCAATGCCGTCAACAAATACTTCATTGCCTTTTACCGTTACGCGGTCGCTGGTCTTGGCCTTCACTTCATTGGTCAGGGCATCTTCGACCAGCTTCGCCTTTGCGCCGCTGGGGGGGGGCACGCTTGCGGGGATAAGGGCAACCGCCGCTGCAAAAGCCGCTGCATCTGATTTCTGGATAATGCGTACAGTCGGCTCGTTATCCAGTTCCTGACGAGCTACATAGATTTGATGGCCGAAATCCATGTAGCTGTAGCGATACTGGCGTTTCTTGGCAGCGGGTTTTTTCGGGGCTGCCTTCTTGGCTTTGGGTTTGACAGGTTCAGCCTTGGTTTTGGCGGGCGCTTTAGCCTTTACAGGTTCAGCCTTCTTTGCGGGGTTAGCAGCCTTAACGGCTTTCTTAGCCTTGGGCTGTTCGGCCAAATGTTTTTTGTACAGCACGGCATAGCGCTGGCAAGAGCGGGCAGTGATGCCGTAAACATCGGCGATTTCCTGTGCCGGGGTGTCTTCGGTGCGCTCTGCATACGCCTTGCCGATTTCCAGCTTTTGTTCGTAGGTAAATTTTTCTGACATGGTTCAATCCTTAACAGGCTAGGTTTTGCAATAATTCAAAATTCCGCTCGCGCCAGCCGTTGAACAGATGGGCAGCGGGTATCTCCAAATCCTTGCGCCATTTAATCAAATCCGATAATAGCAGCAAAGCGGTAAATTCGTGATTTTGAATTACATTCTTAACGTACTCAAGATATTGTACTACAGCTTCAGGGGTATCTACAAGGCCAAGGTCGGCAGCTTTGGTTAATACCTGATAACTATCATACATCCCGCCATAGCCCCTTCTTAGATACATGTTCAGGTTGGCATTCTTGAACAATTCCTTGTAAACCGTGTTTGTCGGGAAGTTCAGCAATTTGTGCAAATGTTCAAAATCAAAATCCCGTTTGTCTTGCATGGGATAAACATCATTTACCGCTGCATAGATTTTGGGCATCAGCAGGTTTACCGGATAACCGTCGGCGAAACAAACCCCGTTTTTATTGGCATACTTGGCAATACATCCCTTACTAATCAGCTTGGGGTTGAACTCGGCGATATGCTTGTAACCAAGGCTTCTAACGCGCTTTTCAATCTTGCGGGGTATCTGGCGGAAATAGAAGCCCAACTGTTCAAGTTCATTGCTGGTGAATGACGTATTCAGCATTTGAGAAATATTATCGTCCCTGAAGTGGTAATAAGTTTTTTTAATCGGATGCACTTCGGGTATCCAAAAGCGCTCTTCATCTTTTGGCAATGGTGCAGGCATTGGCTTGGTCAGGCGCAATACATCTGCATACTGTGTTTCAATGCCGTCGCCAATGATTGATTTGGCCATTGCCAAGTCGTCGCGGCAAACCACGACCGTGAAGTTTGTGCCAACCCGACGGAAACCGCGAACCCGGTTTGGCGTCATCTTAAAGGGGTTGGGCATCACAATATATTCGATTTGGCGCTTGCCGCGTTTATCAATTGCCTTCATAGAACGGGCAATACTAAGCAACAGGTTAAACGGCGAAGTAAAGGCAATCTTCTTGCCAGCGGTTCTTTGGAAGTTGCCGTTTTCTTCGCGGATACACATCACATGTGATTCTAACCACGTGCATTCGGTTTCAAATGCTTTGGTAGAAGATACATTGCGGAAGGTATCGTCAATATCTGCCAAGTAATCAACGGGCGTGGCGTAGTCTTCGCGCTTGTACAGGTTTTTCAATTGTTCATTGGTCTTGGCCAAGAGTTCGTCAAGGCGGGCAATGGTTGTATCATCGTATGAAATCTCTTCTCTCCCTGCAGTCAAATCCAAATAACCGATTGGGCATTCGATAAACAGTTCTGTGCGCAGGGCGTGTATCCACGGGCAATTCTTGACGTGCATATTGGATATACCGTAAGCAACCCCGCCGATTACTACGTTTACAGAGCGGTTTGCAGGGGCATTGGGTACGTCAAAGGCAATTCCGTCTTTCTTCAGCTTGGCCACATCTTGTTCGCGGGATTTAAAACTGTCGCGAAAATCGCCATTGATGATTTCTAACGGCATATCCAGCCAGTACAATTGGTTGGCCACGGAATGAGAGAAACGGCGAGCGTCTTGGCCTTCTACGGGCACGGATACCTTCAGCCCGTTGGGTTCGCTGGTAGCCTTCTCGCCCATGATGGTGATTTGTGGCAATCCATCCGGTCCTTTGAAACACATAGCGTTTACTTCTTGGCCGTCTTTGCGAGTTCTAACGGTAAAGGCGTTGGTATAGGATAGAGGAGTTTTGCTGCCTAGGCCGAAACCGCCCATCTGTTCGTTGGTGTTGGTTTTGGATGATTTGAAGAATGTGGTATAAACATGCAGCAGTTCATCCTTGGATAAACCTGTGCCGAAGTCTTCGACGGTAAATTCAAAGTTATCCAATGCAGGCAGCGTGATTTTCACTGGTTGTCTGTGCCCTGCAGCGACGTGGCTGTCTACGGCATTGCAAGTCAGTTCTCTAACAATCGAACCAATCTTGTCGCTGTACAGGTTGCTAGTTAATACCTGATAAGCCTTGGGATTGGCTGCAATGCTGAAATTCTTGGTTTCGCCCTGTAGGGTACTGCCCAGCAGCGGGCTTTTTTCTTCAATAATCATTGTTTGGTTTCCTTCGCTTTTTAATACAAATCCAATCATAGCAAAAATCCCTAGCGGGTAGGCTAGGGATTACATAACTTTACGATTTATCTTTGACTAGTGTACATCTTTTCCTCGATAGCTTCCGGGATTTTCGGCAGTTCTACCCAACCAACATGAAAGCCTTTGGCAAATGTGCCGATACTGGCCACGCCATAACGGGAAAGCAGTATCAGCTTGTTATGTCTTGGTGGCGGATGTTTGTCGGGGTCTTTGAAGTACAGCGCTGTCGTGGTTGGCACAAGCATATCAGTCCTCCATATCCTTCAGATTGGCAACAATGTACATAATCACACCGATAATAGTCAGGCTGATAAGTAGCCCGCCAAGGACGTGCAATAGCCAAGCGCTCATGATTTGGTTTCCACGGCCAGTTTGGCATAGAACTCTGTCTTCTCACGGCTGGATAAACCTTGGTTTGCTTCCACTGCTTCGCATAAGGCCTGAACGGTATCGGGATTGCTATGCAATACTGCCTTCAGGATTTCGGATTCAATACGCGACAGCGATTGGCCGTGCAAGGCGTAGTCGTTAAAGGCTTCCAGCGTGATTTGCAGCTTACCTGATTCTTCCAGCAGGGCATAGATGGCTTCAGCCAGCAATCGGATTTCAAGTTGGGCATGGCTATCCAAGCGCAGACGCAGGAAGTTGAACAGGTTTTTAATGTCTGCCACGAAGGCAATCTCGGTATAGGTATTGAGTGTCAGGATACCACGGGCGACTTCGCGGGATACATTGTCATTGAGCAACTTGTAATACTTGGATTCGGTATAGGCAGCGACATCAACGAAACGGCTTTGCAGGCCTAAACTGTTAGGCAGTTCGATTTCTTCGCTGCCCTGCTTGTTGGTTGTTGATTGCGGGTTCATCCGGGATTTCGGCGGGATGTAACTGCCGGTGCTCATGACGGAGTAACGGCCTGACATTTCGTTGAAGCTGAAGGTGCGGTGACGCATCAATTGCCGGGCAACCTGAATCGGGATTTTGACGTGGAACTTGGCGATTACGGCTTCAAACGGGCTGGTATGACCGTGGCGCATCAGATAGCGCAGCAGGTTTCTTGTATTGTTAATGCTTCTTGTGCCGTCGCCGTAGCTCATGCGGGCAAATTCTTCGATTGATACATCATTGCCAAACAGGCCTGTCAATGCCACAAAGCCGTGGTCTAGGTAGGGTTTGGCCGGATGGGTGTCTTTAATTTCGTCAAAGGTCATAGCAATCCTCGCTCTAAAAGATAAATCATGGCTCTAAATAAAGTTAATGAACAAAATCGCACATTAAGGGAAAACGCAAGCATGGACGATAACCGCATTGCCGTCAGCGTTCAGGTCGCGGATTTGGCTACGCTGCTTGCGCAACTAGAACAAAACATCAGCGCCGTAAATTCGCTGGCCTCTCGCATTTCAACAATTGAACAGGAAATTACGGATATGAAGAAGATTATACCAAAACCGAAGGGATGGCGTAAATGGCTTCAGGGATAAGCTTACAAATCGTGCAAGACTTGATACAGCCTATCATGACGGCCTTGGGTACTAGCGTGGCGGGTTATTTTTTGCTGCGCAACAAATTATCGCATGACAAACTGGAAATCAGTAAAAACGATACTGAATACAAATTCATTCAGCAGCTAGAGAGTTCCCGCCAGCAATCGCTGGATAATGAAATTAAATTACGGGCAATGCTGAATGCGGTACAGAGCGACTATAGCGAAGCTACCCTGAAAAACAACCAGTTATCGCAAGACATCGATACCCTGCTTATACAGGTCAAAATCCTAAACAATATCATCCAATCCATGCACAATCAGTTGGTGGCCGTGCGCAATGATTTGGTTAGGCAGATTAAGAAAAACGACGAACTTGTTAAAAAACTGGCTGAACTAGGAGTACAATTATGAACGCCGAACCCATTGATGAAAACAAAGTCTATACGGATGACGAGATTGCCTTGGCCTTGAGTCAAACGGAAAATATCGTGCGCAAAATACAAGCCCGGCGTGAAAGTTACCGGGCTGACATGCAGAAATCAAAGAATGCGATTAACGAACTTATCGCTATGCTGTTTCCGGATGATACGGAACTGCAACCGTTAGACCACGCCCATCTGCCAACATAATCTTAGCCTTGGCAATATGCGCTTGCTGAAGCAGCGGGGTATTGGTATAGACGAAGTTCTCAATAACCGACAGCGTGATGGCCGGATAGCGGTCTCTAGACAATTGTTCAAGGCGCTTGCTGATTTCATCGATTGCAGCCATACAGTCGGCACAGTCTGCGCGATAATCCTTATCGTATGCCGTGATATACATTGCAGCCGCTACGCCTTTATCGCTGCCTGCCACGCTGAACAAGATGGTCGTTCCGTTGAACTCGGGAAACTGGAAAGGTAAGCCTTGCTGTAGCAGGCTTGCCATTTCTTTTGCATTGACTTCCCCGGATACGGGCAGCTTACTGTCAACCATCGGGTCGAAGTAGGCGCTGTGGCCATAGGCGGTATTGCCGTCGATAATAATCAGATGGCGCAGGATAAATTTATCGCGCTTGATATAGGTCATGATAACACCCGTGTTACCTGATAGCAGGCTTCCCATAGACGTTTGAACTCGGCATTTTGCTGCAGGTAGCTTACGCCTTCTTTATCGGCAAAGGTAATGCCTTTGTTCTTGAGCTGGAACAAGAACTCTCCGAACATGGTTTCGGGCGTGGCATTGCCGCTGCCGGATACAATCAGCATCGCGTTGCCCAATGCGTCCCATTCTTCCTCTTTACGAAATACGCTTGCGCCGAGAAGGCTTGATAGCAGTTCGGCCATACCGCGCATGATTCTTCTGTTCATATATTGCTCCTTGTTTAGGGGGTTGATGATGGATGATTTACTTACAGGCCTATAGTATAGCAAAAATCCCCGCCACTTAGGCAGGGATTTCTTTATTCTTGATTTAGCGCCGTTGGTTCTGTTCAACACATACTTGCTGATAATATCCTTTATAGTCGGCGTGTTCTCCGTTTTTCACAGCAGCGCAATAACGCTCTTGTTCTTGCATCGCTCCGTCGAAGTCATCATATCCGCTAACGGCAAAGCAGGCTAGGGCAGCAATCAGGGCAAGCAGTACATAACGCAGTTTCATATCAGTTCCTTCCTTATCAGTACATGGATATTATAAGGGGATATTGCATTTAAATCAATATCCCCTATATGTAAATCCGCGTTAAACTTCTATGCAGAGCGGCAAGTCATTGAGTTCTTGATGGCCAAAGTAGCCAAAGGCGTTGACATGAACGTGGTTGCCTTGGCCGGTTTGGAAAATGCCCCTTGTATGGATATGCCCGCAAATCATGGCCGTGATATTGGATGTATCAAAAGGCAGTTCTGCGCCAAAGCCTACGCTGCTACTGTAACCAAGTTCATTTGATATGCGTTCTGTAGGGGCGTGGTGGGTAATCAGAATATTCTTCATATCCGGTTTGGCGTGATACTGGATGGCTTCAACGGCCAATGACCATTGAACATCAATATCAACAAAGCCTTTCAAGTCGTGAATCATGTGCAAGTCGTTAAGCATGCCCTGCAGGCGTAGGGCTTCTACCGGGGAAGGCTTGGGAAACCATAGCGGAGCGCCGATAAAGTTAATACCATCAAGCTCTACAGCAGTGCAATCCAAATAGTGCATATTGGGATAGCGGTCGGCGAAGGATTGGCAAAACGTGTTGCCTTGCAGCAGGGTCACGCCATAATATTCATGGTTGCCTGCAATATAGATGACGTGTTTATACTGCTTGATGTATTGGGCTAGATAGTCATGCAGATGGGGCAGCATTGAAGCAGGGGCAAGGTCGCCCGCGATAATCAGGGTATCGGCTTGTTCATGGTTGAATAGGTATTTGCCATAAACATCATGGAAGGCTTCGTGGATGGCCTTGCCAAGGAATTCAATGTGCAAATCGCTTACAATCTTCAGTTTCATAGTGGTTCAACCTCAATCATTAACATTCTATCGGAAATTCTTTGATTTTTGGAAATCCTTGCAACTGGTTAAATTGCAAGGATTTCTGTTCAACGGGGCATCAGTTGGTTGTTGAGGGTGCAACCGATACCTACTCGAGTAATCATTAACATATTACGCCTGTGGCATGTATCGCTTGATGAGCGTATTCAGCAAACAGCGGGGATTGGTCAAATCCATATCAAATACCGTCTGCGCAATAATGGGGTTATAACCGTCTACGCAGATGACGCCGCGTTTGGTATAGATGGGATAGCCCCGCTTGGCATTTAAGCGCCAGTAAACGATTTGCGGTAGTTTACCGTCAAACAATGTGCTTAATCTACCGTAATGCACACTAACCCCGGCATCATCGATATAGCGGTCGCCGATAATCAGCAGGTAATCCAGTTTCACGCCTTTATCGGCCAATTGTTCTGCCCATCCTGTTACATCTACCCTGTGATTCATCCTAGGCTGCATCACGCGCTTAACGATATGGGCAAAATCTTCTTGCCCTGCATCATGGATATTACGCCCGCCAAATACGGCAAAACTGCTCGTGGTTTGCAATGCGGCTTTCATAATCCACAGGGCTTTAAGCATCTGGTTTGACGGTCTGTTCAAACTGCCCATTGCCGCGCTAGTATTGATAATCGGAACGACTGTGATGTGGCTTGGGAAGCTATACGGTAAATCCCTCTCGGTCAATACCTTCTCGCCGTCTATCTCTGGATAATGCCTTAAGCGCTTGCCCATCTGCTTGCAGTATTTGTGCCATAGGATATTCCTGTGATGCTTGATGGCATTCATGGGTTCGCTTAACGGGTCGATTTGGCGGTAGTCTTTGCGGGTAAGCTTGGCTTCCAAGGTATCGTTAAGAGATACAATGCGCTTCCTGTATTGCTTTGGTGTCATGCCTAACTTACGGGCAATCTTGTAGGCGGTATAGCCTTTTCTGGGCAGCCATTTGGCCATCAGGGGATTTCCCGCATCCAGCTCGGCCTTAATCATGGATGTAACCAGTTTGCCCATGGGGCTGTTTACATAATGCAGCAAATCGCTATAGCAGCCGATAAGCGGGATTTGCCTAATCACAAGCTCGGCATCTGCCGGATGGTGTTTAATCAGCCATCTTACGGATGAACGGAACGGGCTGCGACGGCCAAGGCCTTTCACATCCCTACTCCATAACAGTATAGCCAAAGCGGCTTCCCTGTCAACATCATAGGCAGCCTTGAAGGCATTGTGCCATTCGTGGTAATTGCGTTCGTAGGCTTGCTGCAGATACCACAGCTCGACTGGTAGTTTCGGCATTTCCATTTCCTTTCTGATAAAACAACGCCCGCAATTATAACAAATCGCGGGCATCGATAGCAATCGGGTTAATCATTTTTCTCGCGGGCTTCGAGCATCGCGTCGGCAATTTTATAAGCCCATTTGGCCACTGCTTCAGGATGGCGAGCCAATGCTAGTTTGTTGCGGAAATGGGTTTGGAGCGTCCCCATTACTTGCGCTGCAAAGTAATCCCGCAGGCTCATTCCCGCGTTATCTTTAAAAATATGGTTTGAAGTTGTGGTAGGAAATGCAGGGGGCGATTTTAGGTCTGACATCATTGTTCTCTATTATGGTTAAAAGCAATCGATATGCGAAAGCGTTATTTTCGCGTTTTAAGGGGGGTTGAAACATCGAGGGTAGGCTAGGGTATTACCCTAATGCTTCGTCGCAATCTGTGGCGATTGTGAAGCGACTGTGGCCTATGTTTTAATTTCTTCTTCGTATAACTCAAGAGCTCGTTCCAATGCTTCAATATACTTTTGATGCAACCACATCTCGTCGTAGATGGCTTGGTATAGCCCTGCAAAGTCTTTGACGTCGTTCAAGCTGTAAAACTTGTTGAAACGGGCAAACAATCTCCCGGCCAGCTTAACGTAAGCATAAGCACAGGCATTCTGTTCTATATGCCTATCAAGGAAAGCAATACGCTCTTTCAGTTCTTCGCGGGTATATACCGGATAATGGAAATTTTCTTGGTTTGCCCAAAACTCAATATCACTTTTCAAATCATAAGACATTGGTCAATCCTTGGTATCGGTAATAGGCCTAAAATAATACTACCAACACAGGACGTATTGTAAGGTTTAACCAATCTTTACTAATACAATAAATCCCCCGCTAGATTGGCGGGGGATTTTTGTTCTTGTTAAAACTAGAAAGGCCTTATAGCCCATGTTCAGCAATCAAATCTCGGCAATCTTCCTCGCGGTAAATCGGACCTCCATACTTATCTTTATCATAAACAATGTCTTGTAGCATTTCATATGGGATTCGCGCATCAAACCATCCGCTACCATCTGAATACCAAACCCAACGCCCAATACCCCGATAAGAATCGAAAATTTCGGGTTCAATAGTTACGCTCCAGTTATTTTTTAGATAATCAAGGCGTTCTTGATAAGGTAATCTATGATAGCTGTTGTATTCCATCATATCGGCAATGGTAAATGACGTGCTCATAATATCCTCTGTTTTGGTTAGTTTACTTTGCTACAAACAGATAGCTATCATCACAAAATTTAATCCAGCGACCTTCTTTACCGGAAAATTCATTAACACACTCGTCGCTTGTTGAAACATAGCTAGGCATGTTTTTGACAGCATCAAGTTTGGCTTGATAGGTATCATGTTGTGGCAAAACTTGAAACTGCGCCGTTTCGGCATAATCAGGGTATTGCCCGTATTTTCTCGGTTTAGGTCTCCACATAGTAATTTCCTCAAAAAAATAAAAGGCTGCATACTGCAGCCTTCCAATCGTTGTTACAATCCTTCACGAGCAATCAAATCTCGGCAATCTTGTTCGCGGTAAACAGGTTCTCCATATTGATTGCGTTCGTGGGTAATCCCATCCAGCATATCGAATGGAATACGCATCTCAAACCACCCACTTCCATCTGGATAGCGAACCCAGCGTCCGATACCGCGATAAGAATCAAAAATTTCAGGTTCAATCGTTGCATTCCAATTATTTTTGAGATATTCAAGACGTTCTTGATAAGGCAATTTATGATAGCTATTATATTCTAGCGCGTCGGCAATAGTAAATGACGTACTCATAATATCCTCCGTTTTTTCATACTTCAACAAAATTTCCACGCCTGCATTATATATCAGCCGTGGAAATTCTACTAGGTTTTATTAGTTAAATTTAGTAAATACTATAAACTCTGCCATTTTTCTAGAGTTTCCTTCGGCAAAGATGCTAATAGTTTATCCCGCACCTCAATTGTCAAATCCTTCAGGGATAATATGGGCTGGCCGCGCTTCTTCAGAAAAATGTATAGCGCTTTGGAAATATAGGTTGCTTTACGATTGCCCGGCAACAATTTCTCGGTCATTTCCGTATCGCTTCTACCTTCTAATCTCACGGTATTGAAAGCAATAACAATATTTCCATCCAGCTTCCCGCGCAAAGCATTTCCATTCTTCACAATATCTGCCATTGTAGAAGATGCACCTTCATGCGTGCCAACTAAAATATCCTCGCGAACTTTGCGCGTTCGAGTTCGATTATTGTGTATTGCCGCTGTCATCTCCGACAATACCCACACAATGTGGATATTTTGTTTCTGATACCCGGCATCGGTAACATACTTGATAATATCTTCAAGCTTGCTGTACTCTTTCAATGTCACATCAAATATCAGATTGGGCTTGCGTCTAGGGTCGGCCAGCATAACGCTGTCAAACACAGCATTCTTCTGTCGGCCTTCAATACCAAGTTTCTTCGCTACCATATGGGCAGTTGAAACGTTTTCATTATTTGACAGCCAATCGGGCTTATCCAAATCAACGCCCGGCAAGGCCTTTTGTAACTCCTTGCGCCATTCGGGGATGCGTGTCATCCACGATTTCAGTTCGTCAACATCAAATACCTTACCTTTGATGTCAAGCAGGTTCTTCAAAATCGTGCCTTTGCCGCTGCCAGCCCCGCCTGCCAGTATCACTACTTGACCAAAATGGCTGTCTTTCTGATTCGCCAGTTGGATAAGCGCTTCTTCTAAAATGCCAGCCCGTGTGTGGTCTCGGGTAACTTCAAACAAATCTAAAGATTTAGCCAAATCTGCAAATGCTAGTGCCATGTGAAAATATCCAATAGTAATGTTTAACTATAGGATATTTATTAACTCTACCACTTGCCCAACGGGCATTTGCTGGCGCTGAATGTTGTCTTGGATTTAATCACGCAGCCGCATTGCCTGCATATCTTCAGCATGGGCGCTCTGTGTTCACACTCTTGGCAAATCCTGCGCCTTTCGGCACGGAGTTCCATCGGGGCAAATATCGGGGCGGGATTGTCTATTTCGTCATCGTCAATAAAATTCATCGCAGACTCTCAATCAGTTCTGACAGCGCAAAGGCATCATAAGCAGCGTCATATAAGGCCACATGCTTGATACAAGGTTCATCCAGTTTGGCATTGGCTTCATAGTAGCCGTTATTACTGCCCTGCAAGCAGTCAATCATGGTTCGAATGTCGCGCTGCTTGTTATAGGGGATAGCGGGCTTAATATTATATAGGCGGTAATTTCTGTCAAGGATAGCGAAATCAAAGGCCATGCCCCTGCTGCAAATCCAACTATCCTCGGTAAAGCCGTGGTGATTGGTTAGGAAATCGTTTAAGAACTTCAGGCCGTCTTTCAGGGTAACATCTGACGGCAGCGGCTGGATATAGCGTCGGGCTTCATCTGATTGCTTCGCCCACCAAGCCATAGTGGCTTCATCGGGCTTGTGGGTTTTATCACGAATTTGCTTTTGCCAATCCAGTTTCAGGCTGAATGTGGTATTCACATATGTGCTGTAGGCTTCGTGTTGGGCGAAATCAATCGGGGTACAGGCTATGGATGCCACCGGGGCATCGGTTTCCAAGCCAAGGGTCTCAATATCGATAATAAAGTGATGCATGATTACTTCCTTTCAAGGTTAAAACAAATCATCCAATGCGGATTTGGGGTTCAGGGGATGCTTGTGAAAAACAAACACGCGCTCGTTACTCGAACGGATTTCCCCGGCTATCACGCGCTGCGATATGGCCAGCGTATCCAAGGTGGTTTGATAGCCTTTGGATTCGGCATATCGGATACAGCGGTCTTCCATGTCAAATTCTTTGTAGTTCTTGATATTGATTATCACGCATGTATCGGGCGCTGCATATTGAAAGCTGTTATCTAGGGTTGGATACAGGAAGGATTCACACCATGTGTCAAAATCCGTGTCAGGCCTGCAGGATTGCTCGCCGTTCTTATAGTCTTCCAAGATAAAGTAAGGCGGGCTGGTCAGCATGATTTCAGCCTTGCCTTCCAATCTCGGTTCATAGTATTCACTACCATGCGGGATGACTTCGAACTTCCAATCCGGTTTGAAGCGCTGTATTTCTTGGCCAAGCTCGTTCAGGTTGGCAATCAACGGCGGATTAACTTCAAAGCCTATGTAATCCAAATCCAATACTGCAGCGGCAAGCATCCTGACACCCCAGCCACAGGATGTGTCGATATAAGTGTTAGTGGATGGCCTGCGATACTTGGCAAGCAGTCTCACGCATTCTGTTAATGGGAAATTGGTTGCCCCGCCGACAATCCTAAACAGGGAAATCTTTAAGAACTTGTGGACATTGACCATTAGCGGGTTGGATGGCGTGAAGGTCTTAGGCTTGGCTTCAATGTATTCCTTCATTGCCGATACCCATTCATCGGATAGCAGAAAGTCATTGGGGCTGTAGAACGCCCTGTCTAATCTCACATCGCCCTGCATCTTGGCAAACCAGTAACCGTTGATTAGGTTATGGCTGTTGGTCTTGCCCCTGACTACTACGTCATAGAGTTGCTTTCTGACATCGGCAATATCAATCTTGGGATAAACGTTATCCCTGACGTATTGGATGAAATCAGGATAGATTGTGCCGCTGTACAACCCAAATTCGACACTACGGCCTTGATGGACTATGGCAACCATTAAAACATGTCTCCCAATGAAGATTCGGGTTTGGATAGGTCGTGCCTGTGAAACACGAACACGTTTTCATCTGCCGAGTTGATATTGTGTTCGCCCCGGCGCTTGGTTACGCGGGCTGAATTGTTCAAGGTATCTTTTGATACCATCCAACCCCTAGCCTTGGCGTGATTAACGCTATCGGTTTCCATCGGGTATTTCTTGTAGTCTTTGATATTGAACAAGACGCAGGTTTCCGGCGCTGCATATTGGAAGCTGTTATCGAGTGTCGGCTTTAGGAAGGATTCTGCCCATGTTTGATAATCCGTATCAGGCCTGCAGGATTGTTCGCCTTTACGATAATCTTCAAGGATGAAGTAAGGCGGGCTGGTCAGCATAACATCGGCTTTGCCGATTAGGCGCTCTTCCAAATACTCACTGCCATGGGGTATAACTTCGAACTTCCAATCCGGCTTCAGTTTTTGGATTTCCCTGCCAAGGCGGTTTAGGTTTTCAATCAATGGGGGATTGACGTCAAACCCAACATAATCCAACCCAACAGCAGCGGCTGCCAACATCCTAACACCCCATCCACAGGAAGTGTCAATATACAGGTTGGTCTTATGGGCGCGATACTTAAGCAGTAAGCGCTTGCATTCAGTAAACGGAAAATTGGTAATCTTGCCTGTATAGGCTGACATGCCTATGCGCATCAGGGCATGGACATTCTTAATCAGCGGGTCGCTTGGCGGAAACACTTTCGGTTTGCGCTGAATATATTCCCACATCCAACTGCACCATTCATCGGATTGCAGAATTTCGTTGATGGTATAGGCAGCCCTATCCAATCCAACGTCACCCATCAGGCGGGCAAAGTAATAGGCATTGATAATAGTCGTATCATTGCCGTTACGGTAGAGGATTTCGTAAAGCTGGCGCTGTACATCGGCCAAGCTGTATTCGGGATAAAACTCTGCTCGGATTTGCGCCGCTATATCGGGATAGATTGTGCCGCTGTAAACGGATGTCTCAAAGGATTTGCCTAGATATGTAATTGTAGCCATGATAAAAAATCGCAACCTGTATTAACAGGCTGCGATTATAGCATAGTTTAAGATTACATGCCCAGCATCTGACGATATTTAGCCAGTTCATCTTCTTCAGAATCTGCAGGGGCAGCTTGTGGTGTTGCAGTTTTCACAGGCTGTGCTTCAATCGGTTCGCTGCTCAACGGGGCGCTATGGGTTACAGGCGCTTCTTGAGCGGGCTGCTGGCCAAAGCGGGATGCAGGATTGCTGCTCGGCATCTGGGTTTCCGGTTCGTCATCACGGCTATCTTCGCCGTCAGTTTCGGCCAAACCCAACACGCGGTTAAAGCGGGCTTTCAGTTCGCCGTAGGCTTTGAACTTATCGGCATCGGTAAACTCTTCCAACCGGTATTGCTGCTTCCATACCTCTTCAAGCTCGGCATCAGTCGGCAGTAACTGGCTGGGCAATTCCCAAACGCTGCTATCGTAGGTTACAAAACCCGATTCTTTGTTGATGCGGGCGCGTAAGCGCAGATTGCAGCCTTCCCACAGGTCAAACACGTTTACGGGTTGGTCAGACTCAAACTCGGGCTTGATTTTCTTGGCAATCATTTCCAAGATAAATTTGCCGAAGCGGAACAGGAAAACCTTGCCGTTGTTTTCAGGATGCGCTGGGTCGTTGACGATATAGATGTTGGCGTAATAGTTTTTACGGCGGGCGCGATTGCGGGCAGTGGTTTTATCGCCCGCTTCCCAAGCGGTATTGTTGGCTTCGCATACCGGGCAATCCCCGCCGATAGTGCTCGGGCAGTTTTCAATATACCAACCACCTTTGCCTTGGAAGCCGTGGCTATACTGCAGTACAAACGGGTTCTCGCTGCCATTGGTTTCAGGCAAGAAACGGATTACCGCTTCACCGTTGCCCGTTTTGCTATCGCGGGTCAATACCCATTCGCGAGGGTCGTCGAAGTTCTTGTTATTGTTGTTCACTTTGTTTACCAAGTCGGCAAAGTTTTTGCCGCGATTTTTCAAGTCTGCAAAAGACATTATGAAATCCTCCTTAAAGGGGTTGAGAAATGAGTTCGTCTAAAATGGGCTTAATTCTACCCCATTCAAAGGGCAGTAGCAAGCCGTACTTTTTAATTTTGCGCCGCTGCGTATCCCAGCGGGGCGATACTGTAGCAATATCGGTAAAGGCAAATACCCTGTCAAGCAATGCAATAGTTTCAAGGCTGATACCTGTCGCCCCTGCGCTGGTTAATATATCGGGGCTGGCCGTGCGTGGCTTGATGAAATCCATAAAATCCTGCTTCTCGATTGACAAGTAGCTCTGTATCCGGCCTATATCCAGTTTGAAGACGGGATAGAGCGACTCAAGCATTGCCATTCGGATTTTGTGGAAGTTCAGCAATCCGTCGGGATAATCCAGCGCGTCCCTGACATATGCAGTATCGTCGTAGATGAACAGGGAAATGAAAAACTGTCGCCAGCTTTCCCTGTCGCCGTTATGTCGCTCTACTACGCCTTTGAAGGTCTTGCAATCGTGGCGCTTGTAAAAAGACTGCATCGTGATATTTACCGGGGGGTTGCCTTTAATATCCCAACCAAGCTTGTCTTGAAAGTAAAGCTTAATGGCCACATAATCCAAGAAGCACAGGTAGGTATTGTTGATGAGCAGCTTGGTCAATTCGTCCATATCGCCGCTCCTCAAAAATCGGTTAGGCGGGCAGTCGTAGGCAAGGCGCATTTCCTGACCATGCCCTGCTGTATCGCTTCTTCACGCAAGGCATTCTTCAATGGCTCGCCCAATCCGTTAACGAAATCTTCGACATCAACATCCAGTTCGCGGGCAACATCCAATACGGCTTCAATCATGGTACACCGCTTCTTTTGCACAATGCGGTTTAGGATGCCGAATAACTCTTCGCTGTAACTATTGTCAGGTGTCATGTCAAAGTAGTCCTGAAGAAAACGTGGCCACCGCATCTGTCGACTTGGCGGGTATTTCTAAAGCGGTAGCCTGTGCTGAAAAACTGTGCGCCGTTAGTGGTATCTTGTTTACCCTGCAAAACTGCCGTGGCATCCTTGATGGCCTGTTGATAGGCCACGTGGTCTCTCACTTGGGGATTGTATTTTACCCATTCAAACTGATTGCGCTGGTAAACCACATTGCAGGCGCTGTTGGGAAACAATCGGTGGCGCATGCGGTTGACGATAACATGGGCAACCTTTTCCCTGCAAGATTGCGGTTCGCCCCGGGCTTCAAAATAGATTGCCCGGGCTACGCAATGGATTTCCGCATTAGTATGGCGGACAGGGGCAGCCTGCAAGGCCTTGGGATGGTGGTTGGGTTGATGCGGCTTGGGATGCTGCGATAACGCCGTGCCGATTGCAATAGCTAACCAAATCATTTCAATACTTCCTCAAGTTATGGTTAGCACCTTTGACAGTGAAAACCTTGTCAACAAAATTCTTAAACTCCGAAGAGGCCGATACCCTGCCGGATACAATCCCGGGCATAACCTGCCCTGCTTTAATCGGCGCTTCTTCTTTATACTCGTGCCCGCATGGTGGCGTATAGCCAGTGTATAGATGTTCCTTATCTACCATGATAAAGGCATTGCATACCTTGCAGCGCTTTTGAACATAGGTCGTCATAGCTGACCTCCGAATCTATCAATGATTGACGACATGCGGTGCTGCACAAGGTAGTTCATCAGCATACCGCTGGCGGGTTTGGTTTGAATGTATTTCTGCAGGATGGCATCGCTAATATCCTGTGGGATTTTGGTTAGGTCGATAAGCTGGCGGTTTCTATCAAGCTTAACGCGCATCTCTTCAGTAATCACTTCCCGATACTTCTCAAGGCCGATTGCCATTACTTCTTCTTTCTTGGTTTTGGTAAACGGTTTTTGCCGCTTGCCTTCTACCAAGAACACATCGTCATCTGAAAAGATGTTGGGAATGCCGTCGCCGCTATCTCCGCCAACCACATGCAGTTCCAAAGGCAAGGCCAAGCTGGCTTCGTCGATATAGTCATCTTTATATGGGCTAAACTGCGTGATGGGATGCGGGGTATGGATGGCCTGCAGATGAACAAAGTCTTTATCGCTGGATACAATGCAAACAGGTTCGCTATGAGCGCCGATACGGGCTAAGACGCTGATAATATCGTCAGCCTCGGCATAGGCGACCTCGATACATTTGCAGGGCATCACGGCTGCCAGTTCGATTTTCACGGCTTCCAAGCTCTGATAATACAGGGCATAGTCGAACTCGCGCTTCTCGCGCTGTTTCTTGCGCTGCTGCTTGTAATTGGGAAAAACGCTACTGCGCCAGTTATCCTTGCCGTCGAAGGCAATGACTGTGTTGGCGCTGTAGCGTTTCAGTTTCTGCATGTAGTACAGGCAGGCATTAACGGCACAGGTTCTAACCGTTTCAAGGTTGGGCGGTGTCTTATCTTCGCCATGCACGCTGTTCACGGCAGCCGATACCACGTTATAAAAGTCAATGAGTAACATTTGGATGTTTCCAATCTAACAAAAGTGGGCGATATTGTAGCGCAGATAAACGAAAAACGCAAAACCGTTAGATTTCGCGTTTTAAGGGGGGTTGAAACATCGAGGGTAGGCTAGGGTATTACCCTAATGCTTCGTCGCAATCTGTGGCCATCTGTGACCCGAGAAACGCTATATTGGCATTATTTACCAAGACGCGATAGTTCGAGTTGCGCCCGCATGCCGGAAAAGGTATGCGCGTCCAAGTAATCGTTAAGCTCGTCAACGCCCATCCCGGCCATGACTGCTTCATTGAGGTCTTTGTACTGGAAATCCTTGCCATACAATACCACGCTATAGCCTTCCTTGATGCGATTAACCACCTGCTTCTTAATGTCGGGGTTATAGCGGTAGTCGCTGTCATAGATAAACCTGACATCCAATCCCTTCAGGCGCTGCAGGTTTCCCGTATCGGCTGCGCCCCCCCCCGC